TTAATATTTATATTTGCATTGTAATAATAACTAATTAAAGATAGACTTATGAGAACAAGTATTTTAAACACTGAATTTAATTTTGCAAAGAGTATTAATCTTTCATTAATTGCTGTACCTGATTCCTATCCTCATTTCGAACAGGGGATCAAGGATTACATTTATCCCATCCTTTCTGAAATCCAGGAAACCCAAATCCCAGAACGGTTAACCCTAATATCCATTAACACTATCGACCATGAGGAACAAGGCTTTCACCTATGGTCCTTTACCATTAAGGATCCCGATACACTTACCCCAGAAGAATCTTTAGAAATCTCTAATCAATTACATCAGGTATTTCCTTTCGATCCCGAAGCTTCACTAGAAATGCCCCTAATACATATATGGTCTACATTGGTCATGGTAACAGTTCCTTTCACTTGCTAATTAATCCTACTAAGCCTAACTTTGGTCCAGGCCTAACTTTGGTACTGGACTTTTTTATGTTCTTACTCTACACCTATTTTCAAAATCGCTATCCATGGCCCTATATTAGGTAATTAGGCTCTAATACTCCTATACCTATAAGCCTTCTAGAATATTCCCTTAATGGCTCCTATAGCAATTGAATAAAATATGGGATATTTACTACTGGGTACCATTAATGGCCTATGAGTATATAGGTATACCCAACCTGAACAACCTTACTCTCTATTCATACAGGTAATCTATATAGCTACAAAGCGTGCGTGATTTTAAGCTTGAACGTACCCCCAAATTTAAGTGCAAATTTTAAACTACTTTTTAGGGTGCAATCTAAAAACCTCTCCAATTTTTAGATTTTTGCAAATTTTAATTTTAAAATTTTTGATTTTTAAAAATTTCATTTTCTTGAAAATTTTTCTTGAAAATGTTTGTAGATTAAAATAAAGTCCGTATCTTTGCAATGTGAGAAAAACAAAGCGATATTTGAATGAATTTTTAATTAAAACTTTTTAAGAAAATAATTTTCTAAAAATTTTGTAGATTAAAAAATAGCTCTTATATTTGCAATACAGAAATAAAACAAAAACCTTTTCTCTTTTTCTTATAAATCATTTAGTTTTATAGAGAAAAGGAAATAATAAAATAAACATAAAAACTAAATGTATTTTTATTATGTTAACAACAAAAGTAAACAATGTGAATGTAGAAAAAGCTATTGCAACAAGTAAAGCAAACGCTACAATTTCTTTTAATGAATTATTTAAAACAACTAAAGAAAAAACAAACGGACTATTAAAAACGTCTTTAGGACAAAAAACAGAAATTTATAAAAATAGTTTGTTTGATGGCATGGATGAAAAAAAGAAAAAGGCAGCAAGAAAGAAAATAAGAAATTACACTTATTCTATGCTTTCAACCATTGTTGAAAATAAATCAGAAAAATTAATTAGTGCTTTTTTAGATTTCTACAAATCTGCATACGTTTTGAATGATTTTTCATTTGCTTCTATTGCAAGCGAAAACACTAAAGAAGAAAAGAAAACCATTTTGAAAAAAGGCTTAGAGATAGTAAAAGGCTTTAATAAATAATACACTAATATAAGGGAGTATTTTAAATACTCCCTATTATAATCTAAAACATTATGATATTATTAAATATAGCTTTATTTGCTGCATTATCTCTTTTAATAAAGCAAATGTATAAGGACACAAAAGAAAGTTTAAATAACGAAGAAAACGAGTATTTTAAAGACTGAAATAAAAAAAGGGACAATAAAACATTGTCCCTTATCTTTATTTTTAAAATGTTAAAATTAACGTAACCGTTCGCCCCTAAAACTACCAGGAAATTTTTGCTCTACGCATTAAGAGGTACCTTGAGGATTCTTCACCCTTTTTAGTAGGCTATGATTTTACCTCCTCACATTAAAGGCCTACCAAGACTCCGATTACTGAGGTAATATATTATCTATACCATCCGAAAAGATCCATTCGAATATCGTTTTATAATCTCCATCTCCAGGATCATAATCTAAAGTAGCAGAAGGAATATGAGAACCTTCAGAAGAGTCCATATTCCAATTCCATCCCACATATACCCAGTCATCTTTAAGGTACCAAAATTCATCAATAGAATATAACTCTTCACTCTTATCCTCAAGATAATAGGTAAAACCTCCCTGGTTAACCTCAGGAATATAATTCTCCCAGAAACTTTTTCTCATAAGAATCCTTAATCGAAAAACTATTACCCCTCCATTCGTAAAGCTTGATAATAGGTTCCTTATATTAATACTATCTACCAACCAATTCTTATCACTCTGGGGAGATATCACAGGATAATGATCTAAGGGGGCAAACTTCTTCTCACCTTGTCCTACCTGGATGCCAGATACTTGCATAGTAGGGAAGAAGATCATACCAGGATCCTGAGTAATCCTCACTTGCTTCTCTACTCCATTACTCGTTCGGATTCTAAGGCTCTCAGACCTTTCATCTAGAGACATATTTTCCTTAACATTAATAACTACTTGAGCATTACCATTACCTTCACTTGGAGATACACTTAAAAAACTTTTATTCATACACTTACATATTAAACCTTTAATATGGGGTTATACTATAACCCCATATACTTCACACAAAGAGCCAGAGACCAAACATCCCTGGCTTTCCTTTCTATAAAAGGGTATCCAATATCTTCTTAACCCTATCCTTCCCAATAAGCCTTCTACCCTTCTTTCTCTCATAAAAGAATACATAATACTTCTGAAGTTCTATCATCCAAGTTCTACTCCCTCCCTCCAATAATGGTTCTATTCTCATCATATCCTCAGGATTAATCCACATCTGATACCAAACACTATTACCCTCAGAACACCTTAGGATTCTCTTTTCACTATCATCTCTAATTCTTTCTACTGTTACCATGTTTATATAATTTTTCTCTAGAACCAGTAAATATCAAATCTCTGTGTACATAATCGGAATAATTCAACCTCTTCATCTTCATAGCATAATCCTATGGTAGCATAAAAATCTTCTTTATAGTAAGATCCATCTATTGCTGCAGTATAATATTCAATCCCCTTTATAGTAATTTGATTAAAGCTTACACTCCTACCAGTTAGAGATTCATCCATTAGAGTATCTTGAATATACATCGCAGGGTTTCCATACTCCCCAGGAGGTAATAATTCATCTACTATATCCTTTCTGATTAGGAGTTGGAAATATGGTATAACCTCAAACTCCATTTCATCTGTATTAGATACTTTCAGTTCAGTAGTTGGTATACCTTCGGAATCCCAAGTAGTTTTTGAAAAGGTAATATCTATAGGATATCCAGTACCTGAGGGGAAGATATTTCTAGGTACTACTCCAATATTAGCCATAAAAGGTACACCATCCTGGGTTATTCTTACAGAAGCCTCTTTCCCTGTTGAGGATCTGATCCTCAACATCTCTTCTCTATCTTCTAGAGAGATGTTAGCTTTTGCATTAATAGTTACTTCTTGATTTCCATTTCCACTCTCTGGAGTGATGTTTAAAAAGTTCTTTTCCATACTCTAAATAATTTTTAAGTTACATATAAAAATAGTTCACCATTATTACACATGGTTAGGTGATTATAAAGGGAGATCTCGAGATCTCCCTTTATACCTTAAATAACACTAAAAGCTTAAAAATATGAAAAAAGACTTTATTACAGTTAGTCAAAATTCTGGGCAAGGGAAGGGATCAGTTACTATAATTGCAGATCCTAATACCTCTGCAAAGGATAGGTCCACTAACTTATTAGTAAGAACTGCAGGAGATAAATCCCAAGAGGTTAGAA